TGCGACGTTGAGACGTGGAGAGAGGTTTTAGACCAACCATGAAAACACCCCGCACCCACGCCATACTGAGTGCCAAAGCCTCCCTTCTTTCCACTATGGGGTATAGAATTAAGATGTGGCAGTTTGGGGAGCTTTGGTGTTGGGAATGGAACAACGGAATAGGTGGATTCACCGACGCTAACAGCAAAGCCTTAGCTTTAATTTTTGCACTGGAAACAATATAACATTATGAAAACAAAAGATCGGGATTACTTCAAAGAAGAATGCGAACGCTTACAAGCCGAGATTCGTTATCGGTGGCAAACCGACCACCCGCTTGCGCTCGCAGCCCGCAGAGAAAATCAAAAACTCTACCGTAAGGACGGGAAGCGTTTTGTCCGAGTGAATGACCCCTACGCCCTTGATGGGCTTGGGGATGGTTTTTGGCTAATTAAAATCGAGGATGGATGCACATCTATTCGTCAGGAAATAGTGCCGGATAAGGTGGCTATTCACGCCGCCGCAATCTCAATGGAGGATGATCTTATTACCATCATTGCAGAAGCCTGTGAAGCCAAGCCTGTAAAACTTGTTTTGTCAGACGAGGAGAAGAAGGATTGGGAATGGTTCATCGCTAAACACGGTAAGAGTTTTAGTGTTTTGAATTACCCTTCGTTTCAGAAAACAGCGGAAGAAATCATTAAAGTGCTAACCGGCAAAGCAACCGATAAACAATGAACGACAAGCCCTACTGCAATGGTCAATGGACTGCGGCTCGCAAGAAGAGCTTCATTACCTCGGCGTTGCGTAGGGCTTCGTCTCGTTGGGCACCGAAGTTTACCTCCAAGAAGGAAGCTCGCACTGCCAGAAACACCTACACCTGTTCCCTATGCTCAAAAAGCGTAGGGAATAAGGACATAAAGATTGACCACATCCATCCCGTAGTTGACCCGCTCAAAGGCTGGGTGAGCTGGGATAGCTTCATTGAACGCCTGTTTGTAGAGAAGGAGGGCTACCAAGCCCTTTGTGTAGCCTGTCACCAGATTAAGACATCAGAGGAACGGGTTGTCCGCAAAGCTGCTAAACTCCGCTGACATGAAGAAATTCGTCATAGTCTCTGACATTCACGGCAACCATGCAGACTCTCAAGCCTGCGCCGCCGCCCTAGCCTTCACCAAAGACTTCAACCCTGAGATACGCATCATAGCTGGCGACCTATGGGACTTTGGAGCCATCCGTCAGGGAGCCTCAGAGGAAGACAGGGCTGTCAGCATGAGGGACGACTTTGATGTGGGGGCAAAATTTGCCGACTCTTTCTTCAAGGGAGGAAAGGACAACACCCTAATGCTAGGCAACCACGACGTAAGGGCATGGGACTTAGCCGAGTCCACAGATGCCGTTAAAGCCGATTTGGGGCAAAGAATGGTGAAGGACATACAAGCAGTGGCAAAGAGGAACAAAGCCTCTCTAATCCCCTACGATAGCCGCCTAGGGGTGGTTTCTATCGGCCATTTGAACGTAGTGCATGGCTTTCACACGGGAATGTCAGCCTGCGCCTCTCACTCCCGCATTTACGGGAACGTAGTTTTCGGCCACTGCCACAGCATAGAGTCCTATCAAACCCCCGGTCTAAAGCCACAGGAAGCCCGCTGCATAGGCTGTTTGTGCGACCTCAACCCCGGCTACGCCAACCGTAAGACCGGCAAACTCCGCTGGAGTCATGGCTGGGTGTATGGCTGGGTAGAAGACGACGGGAGCTATTCCATCTTTCAAGTGCGCGGCATCAACGGCAAATTTCGCGCTCCCACAAACATAAAAACCTACTAATGAAAACCAACCCTTGGAGTGAGATGGACAAGCTAATGGCAGAAGAAACCGTTTCCCGTAAGGACGGATGGTTTTCCATGCAAGACTTCATGGACAACTACAAATGCCCTAGAAGCACAGCCCGATCACGAATTGAGTCTTGGCTTGCCCTAGGTGCGCTTGAGAAGAAAGCGGGAGTCATTGCTGACGGGAAAAGAGGCACTTATTACCGTCACGCCAAAACATAATGCACCACACACTCAACGCCTCCGTTCCTCAACACCTCTATGGACTGGTTGACCAGAACATCCTGCGAGGTTCTATTGAGGAATCCGCCTGCTTTGACCGCTGCGTCATATTTGGAGTTACCTCCCTCCCATCCCGCGCCCTCCACTTCTCCATAATGACAGAAGTGGGTAGCCAGTGGGCCAGAATACCCCTACACAAACTGCGGCATACAGAACCAGAGGAGAACGGCCCTAGGCATCAACTCCCACAACTCCAGAGCTGGGACTGCCATGGATGGGATTTCTCGGTAACAGCCTACGAATACCTACGGGAGATGGGCTGCTCCTACCGCACAAGGGACGGGCTCATGGTACCGGCCTCCTATTGGTTCACCCTAGACCACACGGACAACGGCTACTCCCAATATCCCCCAGAGCATAAATGCTATCATCTGCTCCTATTGGAAGACGGCTCAGGCCAAATTGCCGCCCAACCTAACAACCGCATCCTATGGAATGATGACTCATTCGTCCATCCCAACCCAGCCACTCTTATGGAGTATGCTGTAATGCCAGACGAAACATGGCACGCTGAACTTGGCCGCAACGCCGACCTCAATACTTTTTGTAATGGTGTTAAAGAATAACATTTCAGTGCTGCCCACCTGACGAGGTGGGGGCCAAACTGAAGATGGGAGTTTGAGCCTCCCTTACAAAATCTATGAACAACGGCCTGTCCCCTAACGACCCTCTCTATTGGTTTAAGAACCTACCAGAAAAGGTAAGCGTATTAGTTCAATTGGACGACAAGAGGCTCATGGAGCTACCTAAACACTACAAGTTCAGGATGCTAAGTGTGGACAAAGAACTAACCGCCCATTGTGAGGTGGTGGGCGGAGCCAATTGCGGCCTCCAATTCTACCTGAGCGGGAACGGGATTAGCGTGATGGAGCCTGCCGATTGAGGTTTCGATTGTCCTCTTCCATTGCCAGTTTAAGGGCAAAAGAGTTTGCAGCAGAACTTTTAATGAACTTATCAGCATCATACGCCGCCGCAGCATAGGCATTAGCCGTGGATGGGTTGACGTAGAGAGCGTAAATCGTGTTGTAACGCTGCTCATCAACAAGTTTTTTAACATTGTCGAATGCGGTCTTGAAAAGAGTAGCACCAGTGGCCCGTGATTCAAGAAGCCCCTTGGCTGATACTGCTGGTCTTACCAAATCACCAAAATCAGAATATTTATCACCAAGAAGCTCTCTTGTGTTAACAATACGCTCAAGGGGCTTAGAGAAGTTTTTCTCAAAGTTAGCATACTCTTCCTTGCCCATTAGTGTTTTTAATATATCGCGCCGTGCCGCACCATTTTCACCTTGGAAGAAGTTGAGGGCGTTCTTGCTGTTAATACGTTTCATTGCGACATCATCCGTCTTTGAGAACGTATCCCGCATAACCGTAGCCATTGCTGACTTTTTAAGGTCTTCAAGAACATTGGTTCGCCCACTTGTTTGTAAAGCATCAACAAATTGGCCAACAACAGATGGGCTCATTGAGAACAAGCTAGCAACCCATCGTCCATTCTGAGATGCGTCCTTGCTCAAACCCATGTTCATGTTGCCAAGAAGAGCAACAACGGGGTCTTGTTTGGCCAGAATTTGAGCTTCCTCAATTTCTCCAGCTTTGAAATTAGCAGCCTTGGCTTCTTTGCTCATACGAGCAGCCGCATTAGCCCGATTCTTCACATCATTGGAGATCAGGAAGTCTTTATAGGCTCTATCATAAGCGGTGCGAGCAGCAGCAGCCCCTTCTCCAAAATTCTTTCTATTTTGGATGTATTTGCTGAATTGATCGGAGGTCATTCCTCCTTCTCCACCAGCAGAAGCTACGCGGGCAAGTTGTCTAATGTCTTTGGCACTACCCAAATCTAGCAATTCAACCGGAAACTTACGCTGTCTCAGTTCATCCAACGTGGTGATTAGCTTTGGAAAATCAACGATTTTGGCCGCACTATCCTGCCCCTTGCCGAAATTAAGACTATCCTCGACCAGTGTATCGCGTATTGCGCCCAAGAAGTCTTTCTTGAAGCGATTGGCTGCATTCAGAGACTTACTCCCTCCCAATCCAGTAATTGCATCCGCGTAGGCATTAACCTCATTCAGAATTGGAGCAACCGTCCCCTCTTTCTTCATCAAAGAAAGAACACCATTCATGTCTCCCTCCGCGAGAAGTTCAATTACATTGCTTTTCTTTGCGCCATACACAGCCGCCGCCTGAGCATTGGTGAGTTTCCAAATCTCTGACTTAGCTGGAATGTTCTTAGCGATATAGGAATCCGCAGCTTCCTTTATGATGCCATAGCTGCTAGAAGCCACCCTATTGGCATAATTGGGGTCTTTTGTTACTTCTGTTAGTTCTCGGACAAACGAATCCCTAAACTTGCGATAGCCCTCCAGCGAGATGACTCCGCTTCCCGTTGGGTCTAATGTTTTGAGACTTGCTCCAAGAGCGTTTACAAATTCAGTTTTGGCAATATCGCCCTCAAGCCCAAGTCCCTTGGCTGAAGCCTTGGTTGCGCTCTTAACAATATCCCCAACGGAAACAACCGGGTCATTCAACCCAATATTGAGATTGGCATAGGCCCTGTCCAAACCTGCCTCAATAGAGTCTTTGGAAGCCCTAGCAATTGAACGCAAATTGTCCATGCTGGCCCCATTGACCACTGTGCCAATCCTCTGCGATACGCCGCCAAAAATGCGTTCCAATCCCTGATCGTAAACATACTTGTCCTTAGCGGCGGTCATTGCGGCATCCTTGGCATCCGCCCTTAACTTCAAAGCATCTGCCCGTTGTGAAGCAATGGCTTCAGCGGCTTGTCTTTCAAGCCTTATAGCCTCATCCCTAGAGGTCCGAGCCAAGGCTTGCAAACTGGTTAGCTGTCCAACGTGAGGTGATAGCTTTCCGGCAATTTCGGCACTATCCTTAGCTCCCTCATACGTCTTGGCCAACATAGGCCCAATTTCCACGTCTAGGTTATTCAGAGCCTTAATAGCAAACTCATTACCATCGCGGATTACTTTGGCTTCAAGGCCGGTATAGTCGGGAAGAATCTCGGAAAGCATAACACTTCCACCGCCACGACTTAAAATCAAATCATCACGACCCATTTTGGCTGTTTGCGCCTTAGCGTTCTTGCCTCCTGTAAAACTTGAAAACGATGCTAATCCAACAGGAAGACCAAAGCGAACTATTGATTCTTCAACAGAAGAAGGCTTCTTTACCTCTCCTTCCTGAATAAATCTACCCAACTCGGATGAGCCAACATTAACAGCGGAGCTTGCTAAGAAGTTGGAAACAGCGGGCAACATCCTTGGTGCAAGCCTAGTTGGTGCAGCCATACCCATAGCACCCGCCGTCCCCATTTCTCGTGGTGAGTATTCCGAGCGAGTTCCCTGCATTTTTTCCATTCCTTGAGCACCCGCTTCAGATAAGAAAGAAGATACTAGCCCGGTTCCAACGGTGGGGATGAAACCCGCGCCACCAGTAGCAAGCCCCGCCGCAACCGGAACACCATAACGAACAATGTTGGGGCCATACTCGGGCTGAATTGGAGCAGACATACCCAATCCACCCATGCCACCAGCGCGAGCCGCTGCCGCCATCATGGGAGCATATTGATTTGCCTGTGATTGAGCAGCTACGGGAGCAGGCGCGGAAGTGGGAGCTGAATCAACAGCAGATGCGGGAGCTGATTGCCTAGCGATAAATGCTCTGATCTCAGCCTCGGATGGCTCGCTTTCAGCATCAACCGTATATTCTCTTCCGTCAATTTTCTTGGTGTAGGTTGGCATTAGCGCGGTGTTATGGAGTTAATTACGGTGGGTAGTTTAATTTTATTAACTGGCTGGCCAAAAGCCTCACTTAAACGATTATAGACTCCCTTATCAACCTTCTGGTTGTAATCGTTGACAACTGTTTGAAGAACTCCGCGACGAAATTTAGCAATAGTCTTAATCGCTTCTGGGCTTAGTGTTGTTCCACCAACAAAAGCAGCGCGAAGGTTTTTCATTTCAGCCGGTGTATCGAAACTTCTCGTTGTCAAACCGGCTGCTGTAATCGCAGACATTAAATCAAGACCAAGGACGCTTTCAAGAATTTCAGTGTTTGTAACTCTTTCAGCAGCATCTTTATTCCCAAAAGCTGCTGTAAGTTTATCAATTCCAGTTTTGATTTCCCCCATGAAACCAACATTAACATTTCCTTTATCAAGCATTGCGATTTGATCGTTAATGCTTTCAAGTCTTTGAAGAGCACCTTGAGCAGAGGTGTATTGATTGAATAGGGTTTCAGCCACCTTTGCAGCGTATGGGTTGGGCTGAGTTCCTTCGTCAATTCGGTTGTAAATAGCAACCATTTGATCTGGCGTTGGGTTAGAACCCGTCCTTGCTTTGAAGGCCGCAACCTCAGTGTTTAGGCGTTGCTGCTGATAGGATGGCAATGCCGGTTGTTTAGAGCCCAAAGCCATTGTTTTTGCTTCAGTCTCACGAATCTCAGAAGGAGCCCTTGCAGCGGCAAGAGCCTCTTGTATTGAACCACCGGCTTCAACCACTCGTTTAGTTAGTGCTTCTGGCGTGTCTGGCTGCATTGGCCGTCCCAGATAGAATGGAGCATTAGCCTGTGGCGGCGTCATTGCAGCGGCAATTCTTGCATTACGCTGCTGATTTGCGGCATCCGTCAGGGCTTGCTGTTGGATGAAGCTCTCGATTGCCCGTGGTTTTTGCAGCAGTTTTTCTGTCTGGGTAACAAGTGCTTCTAGTTTACCAATAGGCATCCTAGGAAGTTCCCCAAGAGAAATATTCTCAAATGCTTCAGGGCGAATGGGAGCTTGGCCGCCGTAAGCCGAAGAATTGGCCTTAAATTTATTCAGCGACTGAATTGCTTCACCGATGTTGCTTCTTACCTGTGCCTCAAGGAAATCGCGCTTTTGCTTATTCTGTTGATATTGCTGGATGCCACTACCGATTTGTTGGCCAAGATTGGCGAACATATTCCCATAGGCTTGACCACCAGCTTGTATGCTTTGTGCAGCAGATTCAGCCCCCCGTGTGATGGGGGAGTAGTCAATGCGACCTAGGGCGGGATTTACGGAGCTTCCAATCATTGTGTTTAAGAAAGTTTAGGTGGATGAGAAGGCGGCAAGTTCTTCAATCATGCTGTTAACAGCTACGCCAGACATACGATAGCCTATGTCTTCCGTCAACAAGTCATAGGAACGGCTGACGCCGCCATAGACAGCGATGGCTTCAATGACTTCGCCGCCCTTAAAGCTATTCCCCACATTGTAGTCCATCGAGCGTTCGCCTTCAATGCGGTGCATATCGCATACAGAGAAGTCCTTGCCATTATCGAGATAGAAACGATGGAAGCGTTCGGCTTCTGGGTTCTCGGCATACTCATGTTTAATGAGCACCTTAACTGGTTCACCAGAGAAGCCAATGACGCTATCACCGGAACGGATGTCTTCGATGGCCACTTGGCCTTCTGGTGTGTCAATGAGTTCGCCTTCTGGGATACAAGCCAAAAAGATTTTACCGGCAAGCACACCGCCAATAATGTTGCCAGCACCGCCCGCAACACCAGCAGTTTTTGTAGCAGAAGCACCAGCCTTAGCAGCCGCCAATTGAGCAGCAGCGGACTGCTGGGCAATGTCCCGGTTGGTGATGTTAGCCTGATTGGCCAACGCCAAGTTAATACCCGTGTCTGGATTGTAGGTTGTTGGGGTGTTAAACGTCTTAGCCAAGTCCAGAGCATACCCTTGCTGTTGAGCAGCGGTTTGACCGGCATTGCTCTGTTGACCTAGTAGCATAGCCGTTGGGTCATACGCCGCGCCACGATAGCCTTGAGCCAAGTTGAGGGCATAAGCCCTGTTAGCTTCAGCGGTGGCCGAGTCAGCCTGTCCAATTAGACCAAGGTTGGAGATGTTCTGCTGTTGCTGATTGGCGGCAAACAAACGGTTCTGAGCATTAACATCCATGCCCGCAGCTTGATTGGCTAGGGAGAACTGATTGGCCGCGCCCTGATTGGCCATAGCATACTGAGCTTGCAGCTGAGCATTTGTAAGCTGGCTTTGATTGCCAGCCTCAGCTCGGAACATACCTGCTTGATTGAGCGCAGCTTGGTTGGCAAGATTGGCTTGGTTCTGGGCTCCAGCCCCGAATTGACCAGCCTGATTAAACGCCGCTTGATTGGCAAGGGATACTTGATTTTGAGCCCCAGCACCAAATTGATTGGCTCCAGTGATGTTCTGAGCGTTCTGTAATTGAGCCTGATTGAAGGCAGATGCGCCAAATTGCCCAGCCTGCGAGCCAAGTAGCGCATTTTGCAAAGCAGCTTGGTTTAGTGCGCCAGCTCCAAACTGATTAGCTTGGGAGATGTTCTGAGCATTTTGTATAGCTGTTTGGTTGGCGGATAATGCCCCGAATTGGTTGGCTTGGGAGATGTTCTGAGCGTTCTGGATTGCAGCTTGGTTGGCGGATAATGCCTCGAATTGGTTGGCCAGAGAAATGTTTTGAGCGTTTTGTAAAGCAGCTTGATTTGCGGATGATGCACCAAACTGGTTGGCCTGAGAGCCGAGCAAGGCGTTTTGCAACTGAGCCTGATTAAACGCACTAGCTCCAAACTGGTTGGCCAGAGAAATGTTCTGAGCATTCTGCAATGCAGCTTGATTGGCTGAAGATGCACCAAACTGGCCAGCTTGAGAGCCAAGCAAAGCGTTTTGAATTGCAGCCTGATTAAACGCACTAGCTCCAAATTGGTTAGCTTGAGAGATGTTTTGGGCATTCTGCAATGCGGCCTGATTAGCTGCAGACGCTCTAAATTGACCAGCTTGAGAAGCTAGTTGAGCGTTTTCTATTGCAGCCTGATTAAAGGCACCGGCTCCAAATTGGTTAGCTTGAGAGAGATTCTGAGCGTTTTGAATTGCGGCTTGATTAAATGCACTAGCTCCAAACTGACCAGCCTGAGAAGCTAACTGAGCATTCTGTAACGCAGCCTGATTTGCAGCAGTAGCACTGAACTGACCAGCTTGATTGGCTGCATTAGCCCCAAACTGAGCAGCCTCAGCACCCAAACCAGCGGTAAATTGACCAGCTTGGTTAGTAGCTTGAAGGTTGGCCAAAGACAAGTTTTGACCCGTCTGTTGGTTGGCAAGAGCAGCCTGAAGCGCGGCCTGTTGGTTGGCTTGCTGCAATCCAATTTCCTGCCCATAGAGTCCTGTGCCGAATTGACGATTGGCGGAAAGGTCTTGGGTATAAGCCTGATTGAGAGCAGCAGCTTGGGCCAAGTCTTCAGCCTGACGTTGACGCATTGCTCCGGATCGTGCAGCAGCCTCAGCAGCAATGGCTGGATTACTCATCTCAATACCACGAGCAGCATAGGCTTCGCGGGCGCCTTGCTGAATGTTTCTCAGTTCTTCAGGGGAAAGCTGACCTGTGCTAGCGGCAAATTCTGCCGCACGGCTACCAAGGAGCTGAGCGGCTTGGCTAGGTCCAGCTTGCAAAGCCTGAGCATAGAGTGATTGACCAAGTTGACCACGGGCCAAACGCTCGGCCTCCGTCTGCATACCAGCACCAGCCTGAGCGGCTTGATAGCCTTGTGGGGTATAACCTTGAGATTGATAGCCTTGCGATTGAGCCTGTGCGGCATCGTAGCCGCGTGATTGAGCTAGAGCAGCGTCATAGCCTCGTGATTGGGCCTGTGCAGCGTCATAACCTTGCGATTGAGCTAGAGCGGCATTGTAGCCTTGCGACTGTGCTTGTTGAGCGTTATAGCCCTGTGATTGGGCTAGAGCAGCATTGTAACCCTGAGACTGTGCTTGTTGGGCGTTATAGCCTTGGGATTGAGCTAAAGCAGCGTTGTAGCCTTGGGATTGAGCTAATGCGGCATTGTAGCCTTGGGATTGGGCTAGAGCAGCGTTGTATCCTTGAGCCGAGGCTTGTTGGGCATTGTAACCCTGAGACTGCGCTAGGGCCGCGTTATAACCTTGTGCAGAAGCCTGTGTGGGATTGTAACTCTGAGCACCAACTTGTGCGGCATTGTATCCACCTAAATCTACTTGCGGAGCACTACCCAACAGGGAGGCTTGGGCTGGATTGAACTGAAGATCACCAAATTGTTGAGCGTTAAAAGCCGCCGTCCGCATTGGGGCGTAGGCATCAGGAACTCGACTCAAACCTTCAGCGCGTTGTAAGCTCGCTTGAATCTCTGGGTTTAGTTGATTGTAGGTGGCAGCAAGTTGAGGAGCTAAAGCAGCAACATCTGCCGCTCCCGCTGTTCGTAGGGCGGTATTTGCCGCCGTCTCTACGCCACTCGTAACGCCAGCAGCTTGTTTTAGAAGATCGAGGCTACCACCTTGGGTAGTTGTAAACTGAGGTGTAAGCCCTTCGGCGTCAGCAGCAGCCTTAGCATATTGCTCAAGACCTCCATACATTCTGGAATAGTCATCCTTAGCATTGTTGAAATTATTGAGGATGTCGGGGCGAGCAGCAAGAAACGCCTGAACATTAAATTGTGGTGTGCCTGACTGAAATTGGCTAAGGTCTCTAAGTCCCTGAGCACCCAACTGAGGACGTGCCGCAGCTTCGGCTCCAAGGAGGGCTGAAAGCGTCTCTGGATTAGCTACGCCTGCAAGATAGTCACGAGTAGATTGGCCGGGGTCAAAACCAAAAGAATTGGATTTTGGAACATTGGACGAACTTGGCCCCATATCGGGGATATACTCTCCTGTCTCTGGGTCGTAAGGCATAAAATTAGAGGGAAGAAACTGCGTAAACGCTACCTGTGGTGGAACCGTAGGAATAGAGGGAAACAACCATTGCTTGCCCAGATGTTAGGGAGGCAGGGAAACTACCACCAGCAGAGGTCCAAGCTGGCCAAGTAGTGTTAATGCTTCCACCTGTATTGTTCTTTAGGGCAACAATGTTTACTTGGCCGCTATCAATGCCGGAAAGCGCAAACGTGCTATTACCGCTCAGTTCAATTTTGGCGTTACTTGCAGCCGCAAGATTGAGGGTGATGGTTCCACTTGTGGCGTAGCCAAATTCAGGAACCAAATCAAGCAGCGTAATGTTGGCAATGCTGGCAATGATATTACCTGTAATTGGACCTGTAAAGTTTCCGGCAATAGCTCCCGTTCCAGTGATGGTTGGCGAGGTTAATGTCTTGTTTGTTAACGTCTGGCTTGCCGTCAGTTGAACAATGTCAGAATTGGTAATACTTGCAATTTTTGTAGCCGTAGCAGCATTGCCGGTGGTGCTTCCGCTGCTTCCTGTTACGGAGCCGGTAATTGGATTGGTGACAGTGAGACTACCAAGTGTGCCCACACTCGTAAGACTTGAAGCGGTTACACCCGAAGCCAGCGTTGCGCCACTTAATGTGCCTGCTGCTGCTGTAACGGTAATGTCTGCCGTTCCATTAAAGCTCACCCCGTTAATGGTGCGAGCCGTCTGCAATGCCGTTGTCGTCGCCGAGTTGCCCGTTATACTGCCAGAAATTGGAGCAGAAACCGTAAGCCCTGAAAGCGTGCCAACACTCGTTAAACTTGAGGCTGTTACGCCTGAAGCCAAAGTTGATCCGCTTAGTGTTCCAGCTGGAGCAACAACAGCCGCAGTGGTGATAGAAGTTGTAAGTCCCTTAGCGTTAATTGTAACAACAGGAATTGCAGTTGAGCTACCCGTTGTGCCAGCCGTTGCTACGGTTGCAAGTGTGCCTGCCGCCGTTACGTTACCCGTGCCATCAAAACTTGGCGAGGTATAGGAAAGGTCGCCCGTAATAGCAATCGTTCGCCCAGTCGCAAGAGCCGTAGCCGTTGAAGAGTTGCCTGTAACATTACCCGTTACAGCTCCCGTAAGGGGACCAGAAAACGCTGTGGCAGACACCGTTCCACCGCTTGTCCAGCTGGGGCCACCCGTGCTTATTTTGGCTGGGGTAATGCCACCGTCTTTAACAATGATGGCTCCACCTGAAAGTTGAGTAGTAGTGCCGTCAACCGCGCCCGATACAAAAGTAGCTGCATCAACCAAGTTATTTAGGTTGGTTGCACTAACTTGCGTGTCGGCAACAATCGTTGCTCCTTTGGATAGAATTGCCATGTTATGAGGCTTGTGTTAACGCTCTGAAGGTGGGTGATGCTGTGAGCTTTACTAAGCGCAACTTGGGTCGTCCAGCAGTCGGAGTATATCTAAGTTGCATTCCGTAAGCCCGAATGTTGCCAATTCTACCACGCAGGGATGCGTCTTCACCAACGGATAGAACTTCACCAAGAATGCCAGATACGGTGCCAAGCTCAAATTCACTATCCAAATTCTCAGACACACCTTCAATTAGTGCATCAGAGTTGTTGGTTTCACTGGATTCAGTATGAATTTCAAAGCTGTTAAACTTCTTACGTTCTGGGCTTTGGAATGTAAACTCACGGGTTAACGCTTCTGATTCAACGTGGAAGAATTTGGATGGGAGGCCGGGGAACGTGTAGATGTTATCTACGTCATCAACGCGGGATTCCACCTCATTGATGCCGCCAAATCGGTTAATGGCAAAGAGTCTATTAACGCCACCAGCACTAGAGGTAATGAAATTAGCCACATCCCAGCCTTCTTGTTCAATCAAATCAATGCTTTCCCAACCTTGATTGAGTAAGTTGTAAACCAATATGGCGTTGTTGTAGATAGATGCGTTTAACGGAACGGCAATGTAGTAGCGATTGTTGTGGTAGATGGCTACCGACTTATCGGCATACTCCTTGTTGATTTGGCGAATGATGGGGTCAATTGGGTCAGACAAGGGTAGTCCTGCTCCGCGAAGATTATAGAGGTCGCCGAAGGCTGTTGCGTAAACGCCGTTGTCTGAAAGGAAGAAGATTTGATTGGCAATTGTTACAACGGAACGACGGGCAACAAGCCCAGCTTCGCGTGTAATTTCTTTGAGCGTAATGTCCGTCAGGCTACCCGAAAGTCCGCTAAGAAGATGAATGCTATTGCGATTGAGAACCACAGCATTGTCGTCGGTGAACGGGTGGACATACTGCAAATAGTCAGCAATGCCAGCCGTAACCTTGAACTGATTTTGGATTTGGTCATAGGTGTCTGAATCAAAAATGTCAGAGAATATCAACTCATCCCTTACGTTGCGGCTAGTAATCACTTCACTGCCAGATGTTCCCGTAGATGTGTAGTAGTAGGGGGCAATGATACGCCGTTGGTGATAGACTCCCCACGGGGGCGCGGGCATATGAACAAATCCAAGTCCTTGTGATTGAGCCACCGAATAAATAACTTTGTGACTTGCGTGATCTATAACTTGGGCAAAGAAAGTGAACGTATTGGCGTTAGGAACAGACGCAATGGTGTAACCAGCCCCATTTTCTACTAGGGAAGTTGCGCTAGCATCCACCACAAAAATCCGTTTACCAACGGAAAGACCGTGAGCCGTCTCACTTACAGTCACAACACCATCTGCAATGCTTGTGTTGTTATTGGCATTGTAATACGTTGTGTTGGCATAGGTGCCGTTTGCCACCTTAACAAAGGCTGGGCTACCCGTAATAACACCATTCCAAGATAGGGCTGTAAGTCCATCTCTGAAGATGAACACCTTGTTGAACGCCTGAATCATCTCAACGTCATCTGTTATGGTGATACCAGACGGATAGGCAATGTCGGTTGGAACCGCTGTTGAGCAATTAACCGCAATCGCTTTAGAATTGAGGGCCAAAATAAAGTATTCGTCATTGTCATCCGATGGGTCGGAGAACAAACAAGAGCCGTAGGCATTGTTAATGTTGCTGCTCAGAAGAGGAGCCCCGGCAAAGTTGCTTCCACCAATCGAATAGGTTTCGCTACCCGTAGCACCCGTAATGGTGAATGTAAATGTCGTTGAGCCTGTTACAGTAATCGTGCGATTGCCGTTGGGGTTAACTGTTCCCGTAAGCCCAGAAATACCCACTTGTGTGCTTGTGGTGAATCCATGAGCAACGGAGGTGGTAATTGTAACCGTCGTTGTGCTGCGAGTTGCGCTACTAATAGTGCGATTGGTCCAAACGTAAAACGGAACAATCAACGCTTCGCCGCTATTACCAAGTTGGGGACCAAAAGCATTAGACCCTTTTCGGGGTTGCCAAGCACCGTCAATGTCCATGCGTCCATTGATGGACACAGCCAGCTCGCCAGACTTTAATTGATCGGGGCGCAACCGGGCATTGATCCGTGAGAATCCAATGTCCACCTCATCATTAAACTGACTGTCTTTTTCGCCAAAAGTGTTATAACGAGCCATTGCTTTATCATACCCTACCGCTCGGGTTGTTTTCTTTTGGCGAGAATGTGATTAGCGGTAGGCGGCGGTCTTACGCGCAATGGACTTAGGCTGTTTTACAAACTGCTTACCAGCTTTCATTCCTTTACGTTTGGCCGCATTGGTGGCCGCAATTTCAGCTCGGCTCAACCCCTTAAAAGCTGCTGACGGTAGGTAGCGTTCTCCAGTTTTCAGACTGGGCTTGCCTGAAGACGTGCGCCATTTCTGGCTAGTCCAATTAACTAGGCTACGTTGTTGGGGTTTCATTTGGCCGTCTTGTAGCCGCCGCCCTGTTTCTTGTAGCGGACAGCCATTAGCTGAGCTTTACGGGCCGACCACTGACCCGGCCTACCACCCTTGCTTCCAGCCTTAACAGATTCAAAGATGCGTTTCCGCAGGGTTGGCTTGGTGTAAACCCCTGCACTATTTACTGTGGACTTCACGAACAGGACTTACGTTTGCCGTAGGCTGCTTTGCCAAAACCCTCGTAGTCCTTCTTCTTGTTCTCTTTCTTTTCGTGCTTAATCATCTGCTTGCGTGACTTGTAGTTTTCGTTTTTCATAAAAAGATATTAGCACGACCATGCTTTTCGGCTCCAATAATTGGCCGATAGTTTGTTAGATGTGCCCTTGATGCCACCAGAACGAGCGCAATAGGAGGCTTTACGGGCTGGAACGCTCTTCTTAATGGACATATTGGCGTCCCCAAAGCGTATCACTTTGGACTTCCCATTAGCACAGGCGCGAACTACGGACTTCTTTCCGCCGCTAATGTCGCGTCTAGGGCTGTTACAGGGTAGCTTACGAGGGTTCATTCTTTTTGTATTCTTTGTGCCATTTCCAAATGAGGTAGGCCAATCCCACCAGACCGCCAATAATACCAATAAGATGGTTAATTTGGCTTAGGCCCAATGAGGCTGCTGCTGGCGTAGAGGCCACAATGATGTCTTTCTCGTAGGAGTTCATCGCTTACGGGTCATTCTGTCACCAAACCACCAGCCTACACAATTGAAGGCCGCAAATTGCACTTCGTCCACCATGTCGGCTTGTTCAAAATCTGGAACATTGAAGAAGATAATGGTGACAAGAATGAGGAGAAGGAGAGTGATGGCTGGACGAAAGAGGGTGAGAACATTCGCCGCCCAAGGTGCGGTGTTTACAGGTGCAATTGCCGCATTCTGGCTGGCAGTAAACGCTTCCCATTGAGCCTTATCAGCCGCAATAGACGCCATAGCTTTGGCCTTCTCTAGCTCGCGTTTGTGCTCTTGACCAGCTTTGTAGTTGTCAAAGAACCCATTGCCAATGCGAAGGAGAACACCAAGTGCGCCGCCGCCTAGTGCGTTGGTGAGAAGATCGAGCATCGTTAGGCGGCTTTAGGGTTGGTAAGACGACGGAACAAGAAGTATGGCAACCAGACCCACTTTGGAATCTTCGTCACCTTTACGTTAGTGCTTTCAATAAACGGCATCTCCGCATCCCAGAGCTTCACCCTAATAGGCGAGCCATCCGGCGAGGTGCAGCTAATTATTGACACGTTGCGCGTGGGAGCGCGGCCTTTGGTCCAATAGTTGTCATATTGCCCAAGCTCAATCGTGCCGCTGATGGAGCACCCGTAGAGCGATAGCCCGTCAATTGAGCCTTTAGCCGTGATCGACCCCTGAACGATGCAATGCTGGACGACATAATCGTTGCCGCGCACGAAGTCTATCGAGTCCTCCCGCGAGGCTGGAATAGTGAGACCCGACACGCAGAGGTTCGAGACGTTGGAGCCTTTTACGAGATCGTCGTAGTTTTCGGGGTCAAGCGGTGCTTGCCACTCAGCCGCGTTCACCGTCAGCCCGTTGTCCTGTGGGCCAACGTAGCTGCGCCAATTCGTGTCCGCCGTCCCGCTCATTCGGCTTTCGGTTCCTTGGGCTTTAACGCCTCGGCAATCTGCTCCGCGCACTTGCGTAGCAAATCGTGGTCGTCGGCCTTTAATGGTGCTTGGCGGGCGGCTGCGTAGAGGTTCTGGAGTGCTTGTTCGGTGGTCATGTGTTTAAGATTCTAAAGCCGCAACGCGGGCGCGGAGGGACTTGAGTTCGGCAACCAAAATTGGAATGAGTGCCGAGTCGCTGCGCTGCCACTGTTTCGTGATGGTGTCTGGGTCGTCGTCGCCTACGCTCACCGCTCCGATGTGGGCAAAAATTGGGTCGGCGGCGTGTTGTTCTTGAGCAACAAACCCAACGACGTTTTTGCCGTTCTCGTCGCTGTTCTTCCAGTCGAACACGCGAGGTTTGAGGCTGTCGATTAGGCGGCCAGAATCCGTAAAGTCGCGGAAGTTTTCTTTAAGGCGACCGTCGGAAGTGGTGTTGAAAACAACTGCGTTGGTCGTCGTGACGCGAGAGATGGAGCCGCACGCCACTGAGGCGCTGTTGTAAAACACATGAAAGTTTGCGCCGCTCGTGTTGTCTTGACTTTGAGCATACTGGCCATTTGCGCCGGTAAAAAAGTTTCCAATTTGGCCGGTCACTGCAAGTCCGGCGGAAGTAATCCGAGCGCGTTCGGTAACACTTGATTCCGTTGCAAAAACAAGCGTGCCGGTTCCACCCGCGTTGATGGTGGTTACGTTATTTTTTAGAAGAACCTCTAAATTAGTATTCGTGTCGTTTGAAACTTGGAAGGCCAACACGTTTGATGCACTAGCTGCAACCTTTCCGTCGATTACGCAAATCGGGTTAGTTCGGCCAAAGCCTACGAAACCGCTGCTTGTCGCAAAGTTGGCTCCTGTGGTGCTCGACAACGCCCCGGTCACGGCGACTGCTCCAGCAAAATCAAAGTTTGATCCCTGAAACACAAGAGGAAGTGCCGCCGAGTCCGCATTGTTCCGCGACCCGATCACGTTGTAAACATTCGCGCCCTCGTCTTGGATTTTTACTAACCCGCTTGACGCCGTTACTTTTGAAGCCCGAAAGCCGGGACCGCTCAGGATTCCCGTGCTGCTCAACGCCCCCGTCACGGCGAGGCCGGTGGAGGAGAAGGTGGCAACCGTGCTAGTTCCGCCTGCCGTTACCTCAAGATTATTGAGATTGTAGAGCATGGCGGTCGCGTTGTATGCGCCGCCCAAAATGTTCGCTTTGTTGCCGTAAGCCGCAACGACAGTCCCGCCATTATCGACAAAAAATGAACAGCCATCAGCTGTTGCTGTGTTTCCTCCGCGCAGTCGCAAAATTGTGCTGCCGGTAGTTGGACCCACGGTGGACGTGCCGTTTGCGTTGAAACTAAACGCTCCCGTCGCGCTCAACGTCGTAAACGCGCCCGTGCTCGGCGTCGTGGCTCCGATGGCCGTGGAGTTTAGGCCGGTGTCAGTTAGCCGCATCCTTTCGGCGATACTTCCAACCGTGTCAGTCGTGGCAAAAGCCATGTAGCTTCGATAAACTCCCGCGCCGGTCGCAATGAGCCGCGCCGAAATGTTGCCCATCGGGTAATTCGAGAGGCTTGTCGTGTTGGCGGTAAACCCAAGTGAACCTCCGAGGTCTGCGGCGGCTGCATCGCTCGACCCCACGATAAGAAATCCGGAGTTGTTTGCAATTGGCACAGACGCACCGCGCAAGGTCGTGACTCCGCCCCCAAACAGAGTGCTGGAAAAGAAACCGGTCGTCGCCGCCACCGTGCTCGGCGTCGTGGCTCCCAGACTGCCGTTCAAAGCCGCCGCCAGCGATGTCCCTGTAGCTACGCCGATGTTGGGCGTGACTAGCGTAGGGCTGGTTGCAAAAACTAGCGATCCACTGCCGGTTTCATCGGTCACCGCTGATGCAAGATTTGCCGATGATGGCGTGGCTAAGAAAGTTGCGATGCCTGTCCCGAGACCAGACACGCCCGTGCTAATGGGCAGACCCGTGCAGCTCGTCAGCGTCCCGCTCTGAGGCGTGCCGAGGATTGGCGTGACGAGGGTTGGGCTGTTGCTGAGCACTACGTTGGTCGTGCCCGTCGAGGTCGTGACACCCGTGCCGCCAGAAGCCACTGCAATTGGGGTGGAAGCACTAACCGTGGTGAAAGCACCCGTAGATGGGCTAGAAGCCCCAATGGCCGTGTTTGTAAGGCCAACAGCGGAATAGTCGGTGCTTACACCAACCACCGCGCCTGTGCGCCCGAACACGCTAGAAACAGCGTCCGTCAAATCCACCTTTTCCCAAGCCGTGCCGTTGCTGATAATCCAGTCGCCCACTGCAAACGTAATGCTAAACTGCGTGCCAGCCGTGCTAACAACGTAATAGTCGCCTTTAGTAGAAGCCGCAGGCGGGTTGTTTAAGGTTGGAGTGTTTGTAGAAGCATCCCACGTCCCGTCATAATTGACCGTTCCGCTAACAATTAGCGGGGGGGAATAGTTGATAATTTGGTCAAAAATGCCGGACATGGTTAAATGTAGTTGAGTTCGCTAATCGTAAACACACCCGTTCCGCTAACCGCAATGACTTTGGCGTTTTTTGCCCAGCCCGCGCTCCAGATGCCGCTATTACCATCCTTGAAAATGTGGCCAGCAGAAACCGTTGGAGTAGAGCCATCAATCGTAAGACGCACATCTGCGCCTTCTAGCGTCCAATAGACATGGCTCGTATTAACATTAAGGGCTGCAACAATAAAGTTGGTAGCTGTTCCACCAGCCGAAAGCGTTCGCATAGATGTTCCGCTAACCGGAAGCACCTGCATTGGACCGTTAACTATGCGTGAGTTTGACATGGTTAGACAGTAAATGGGGTTGCGTGAACTGAAGCATCCGTAGAAGCAGCGCGAATAAACTTAGCCGCAAGAGCCGTGCTCTTATTCCAGAAAAACGGAGGTGTCAGTTTCTTAAACAAATGACCATTCGTAGCGGTAGGTGTGCTACCGTCAAAAGTCACCATAACATCATCACCCTGAATATCAATTAGGATGTATTTCGTCTTGGACGAAGACCAGACATTCGTAAGAGCAACTGCCGCTGTGCTTACGGCAAGTCGTTCGTCCGCTTCCCCGGTTGGAGACGGATAGAGATTAACAACAAGGGAATTATTCATTAGCGTGATTGTGTTGAAACGTAGGTAGAAATGCGGCGAAACAAGAAGTTGTTATTGCGCTGATTCTGGGCCTTGCTCAACTCTAGCATAAGGTAGCTCATGGCAATTTGTTCTTCGGCAATAGCCTTGTCAACCTGACCGTCCATACGAAGGAAGTCGGCATAGGTAGCGTGGGCTGCATAGTGGAAGAACTCTAGTGGAATATCAACTGCAGCGGTGGTGTATGGACCGGGCCATTCCTTCTTGTAGCCAACCCAAAACCCAAGGTTGCCTGTCGCGTTGTTAATTACTGTCGCGCCATTGCTATCAACAAAGAAGTCGTATTCGTAGGATGGGTTTGTGCCAAAAGGATTGGCGTTCCAGATACGGTTGTAGTCCGAGATGTCGTCAATGGCTGCAGGTGACACGGTAGCGGTGCCGCTATACGTCTCAACCCCTGTTCCAGATGCAAGGCTGTAAGTAAATGTGTCGTTACTCAGGTTGGTTGTTTCAATGCTTACAACTGTCTGGGTTCCATTGGGGCTAACCGTTCCAGTGAGCCCTGACACAACAACAGTCATACCAGCAACAAAACTGATAGAAGCCGTGCAAACGATTGTAACCGTTGTCCCGTTACGCGAAGCAGACGATGATGTTCTAACTCCAGCAACATGATCGTATTCACGAGAAATTAAATTATTTGTAGCTGGCCTCACCTGTGCGCCCACGATGTAACGCGGCCATGTTGGGCTAAAGTCATACGCCTCATACAAGCGACGATTGGCCATTGCCAACACTTTCGATTGTTCAAGCACAGTAAACGAATCCACGCCCGAAAGAGCTTGGACAAGTGCTAGCAACTCGGAATATGACTTGTTTTTCATTAAACTCTATTGGGAGAAAGTTCAGGCATCTTCTTGTTGAAGAATCGCATGAAATCTTTGCTGTGAACCGTCTCGTATCCGTATTTCTTCACAAGCCGAAAATACTCACGTCCCGGCATAACACCTATGCACTTCCCTAGGCCGGGAATGCTCTTGTGGTTTTTCATCACAGAGGCTTGTGCGCGAGCTACGTTAGTGCGTTCAAACTCCGTTGCCTTTTCTTCCACAAGACTTTCTTTCACGATGTTAATAAGCTCGTTATCAATTTCTTCTTTGGAATAGGTTTTTGGTGTATTGATGATATTCATGCAAAACGAAATTGGCCACCCCAGTTAAGAGGTGGCCAAGTTTAACACAACTAAAAAGTTGGCTTAGGCGAGACTGACCAAGCGGAACTTAAACTTCACCTGACCAGCGGTGAGTTCGTTGAGCGAGTAATCCGTACCAGTCGAGACGTTGGGGGTGAACTTCAGATCAATGGTGTCGGCTGTGGTGTAAACCTTGCCGTTCTCATTGTCGATGTATGCACCCGTATCAGCAACGTAGGTGATTTCACTTTGGTCAACGTGCAGAGCCGCAGTTGTCAGAAAGCCATCATCGTCCGAGCCGTCGCCAACAATGACGTTCAGCTCATCGCCGCCGCCGCTGTCATCGAACGCAATGCTGAGGTAGGCCGAGACATCCGTAACCATAGTTCCGGCTGGAATGGCATACGTGAATGTCTTGGTTGCGTTGTCAGCCAAAGTGCCAGCATTGGCAACCGAGAAGGCTGTGAAGTCGATAACAAGCTCGTCGGTCATCCCGAACGCGCTTTCATTTACTGTGAGTTTAGGCATATTGGTATTCCTTTCGTTGGATTATGTGAGGGCAGTGATCTTGCCGTGAGCACCGGGGTGTTTCACGATGAGAGTCAAGGCGCAGTCAACGTAGCCGCGTTCGCCACCACCAAGGTTGGGGAGACGGGTCGAGCCAGTTGGGATGAGTTCAGCAATGCCGTAATACTCGGGGTTAACCAAGTAGCCGGTATCCTTGTTGGTCGTATCTGGAGCGCAATCAGGATTCATGTTGACGATGGACACGATGCCGTGGTCGGACTCGTAGAGTTCAACCGACAGCTTGATCGAGGCTTCGCCGCCATCATAGCTAACTTTGCGAACCGAGTAGTCCGAGCTACCCGAAGTGCGAGCGAAGTCGCTGATAACGCGACGAAGCGATGTGTCAGCAACAAGCGTCAAACCGTTGCTCATGCCAGTAACGCGGAAGATGCTGGTGATGAGGTTATTGAAAACGGTTTCCGTGAAGGTCGTGCCGGAGCCCTGAATCGAACCCGCTGGGGTGCGATAGGCCGCTGGAACGTCTGCTGGACCTGCGCTATCAATCCAGTCGCCAAGACCACGAAGGCCGTATGGCGTGCCCGCGCCGTCCTCAATCGAACGGTCGTTGTTAGAGCAGAGAGTAGCCTCGATGTCGCGCTTGATTTCGCGCACCGATTTTGCCTCAGCTTGGGCAATCTTTGCTGGACCAACGCTGTCAACAGCGTTCTGCAAGTCGCTAACCATGTAGTCGCGGCGGAACTTTTGGATATAGTTACCGAGGCGAGCGCGGTTAGAGAATTTGTCCGTGAATGAGGTAACGTCCGCACCTTCTGCAACGCCCGTTGTGGTGGGGGCAGCAAGGCTATCGACAGTCCACTCAACGTAGGTAGCGGTAGCTTTGGATTTAGAGGCGGACGAAAGAACTGGTGTCTCCTCGGGAGCGAGGATCGTCAGAACGTCTGTGAGGTCTTCGCGGTTAGAAACAGCGGAACCGGTATTAGTTGTATCGTAGGTATTAGAAAAGGCCATATTATTAAAAGTTTACTTGCGTTTAGTTTTTTGAAGGGTGCGGAAGGCAATATAGTCGCCTATGCTTCCTGAGTCCATAAGGCGCGTTCGGGCATCTTTCACCGCCTTTTCACCCTTCACTACTGGCCGCTCATTAGGTGCGGCATATAGATCGGGACTACCGGGCGGATTGACCTTGTGACCGGGTTTATCAAGACTGATGAGTTTTCGGCCATACAACGAGTTAGCGGCGTGCGCCAACAGGTATGGGAGTTGCGGAGCAATTTCCGGCATCACATCCTCAATGTTTTTGAGGCGTGGGTCGGACATCATTGCTTGGTATTGGCGACGAACATCGTTGTCTTCTTGCGAAGACAGCCAATCCAACTCTCTTGTAGCTTGGTTCTGAAAGGCGAAACGTAGCGACTTGCGCTGTTCCTTGGCATTCAACTCTTTTTGCTGGGCAGGAAGATATTTGTCCCGTGCTTTTCTGGCACGACGCAAATGATCTTTTACTTCAGCTTTGGTAAGGTCTTTGCCATCTACACTGGCGGCAATATCCTCGTATCCAAGAGTCTCAGCTTTATCAAGAACATCCTCAGCCCACTCAATAACTTCGTTAACTTGCTCAGATTGTTTACTGAGTTCGTCCGCAGTTTTGATGTGTTCGTAGGGGTTGTTCTCAACCTTTGGCTCAAGGGCGGTTTTATTGCTCTGCTGTTGGAGATAGGACTCCATTTGCGCCATGCGTTCCTCAGCCATTTTTCGTTTGGCCGTAAGTTCCGCAATGCGTTTAAGCAGACCAGATTTACCCTTTTGAGCAAGCTCGGCAATGTCATCATCTGACAATTCCGTTAGGTCAAGTTGTGAAAGAACATCTTTGCCTTTGGTGTTGGTTGAATCCTGAGCTTCGCCACCTTCCTGTGGGTCTGGCGATTCAGTATCTCCCTCTTCCGCTGGCGCGGCCTTAATAGTGGGCTCTTCGACAATCTCTTGCTTCTGTGTTACAGGAGCCGGAGGCTTGGCTTTAAGCTCACCCAAACGACGAACAGCATATTCGTTCATCGTGATGTTAGACTTATCATTACTCACTGTTGGTTTATCGTCCCCAGCGGCGGACGGTGCGACATTAGACATATTATTGTTTTCCGCTGACTTTACGCCACAGCGATTGCGTGCTAGCATCATAGCAAGGTTTTTGTTTGCTATTTTACGGCTAGGCATAGAGAAACATTAAACGCCCTTGTAGCTCAGTGGTAGAGCACCAGTTTTGTAAACTGGCTGTCGTAGGTTCAATCCCTATCGGGGGCTCCACTATCTCCCCATCCGTCGCAGCTGGATGGTGTTGAAGCCACCAGCTACGAGGATTTCGTCGCATTGGAGAATACGTCCGCTAATCTGCTGAATCCTATCAGCACTTACGTCATGAAGCTGTTGAATGAGGGCTTCGCGTGTGCTGTGAATTTCTTCAAGAAAATCAACAAAGGTTTCGTTGTGCGAAAGATGTTCTAGTTTTTTAATGTCCATGAATTAGTATTGTTGTGGGCCGGGGGCCATACCTGCTGGAGCTTGCTGCATACCTTGTGTTTGCATTCCACCCATTTCGGCGGGAGCTGTGCCAATGCGACCAATCTCAGCGTTCTGAGTTTGCTGCATTTGGAACTGGTATTGCTGGGCATACTTTTGGAAGCGTGCCGCAAATGCCTTATCCTGCTGTAAACGCTGCATAACGTCAGGCTGCTGGCTGTATTGCTGAAGAACCTGCATAGCAATTTGAGCACCATTAGGACGTGCGCCCACCTCAATGCCAGCGTAAATCTTAGACAAGTCATCTGTGACCTGTTTGACCACTTGCTCTTGAGCTTGCTCGCGTGGACGCAGGATAGCGTCCGCAATGACAGGATTGATGGCTGAGCCGCTAATTTCAAGCAAGGCATCAACGTCAATTCGGCCATTTCTATCAAGCTGCATCAATTGGACAAACTGACCAAGCTGTGTCTCCACGTTGTCTGGGTCGTTATGCAAAACGTCGTAGTTGATGATGATGTCAAAGTTCTCGTTAGGGTCGCCCTTGCTAAACTTCTGTGGGTCGGAAACGCCTGTTACGCGGAAGAACACTTGATCTGGTCCAAACCGTTGATAGCACTTATATGACAGGCGGAGAACGTCCTTAACGTGAGTCAGGAACTTATCCACGAAATACTGTTGCTGAATTGTGGACAATGGATTGCCAACATCCAAACCAATTAGCTTGTCGGCTTGCGTAAGCAGGGTGTTTTCCATCTCCACCGAGCCGGGATTGTATTGTGGCGTTGGGCCGTAACGAATCTCACCTTGGCGACGATAGGGAAGGAGGCCACCGGGACGAATATCGCTAGGCGGGAAGCCCATTGGATGCTCAATCCACGGAAGAGTAGCAAGCGAGTTGCGGTCCGTGCGGCTATCGCGCTCAACTTTTGTTTGCCACTGGATGCCCTTGAGCAAATCAGCAAAACTTTGGAGATCGTAGAGGCGTTTGTTGTCCTCGCTAATCTTTGTTACAACAAACGGGTAGTCTTCGTAGCCGTTCAGAAGCTCATGCTTTGCATAATCCTCTACATTTTGTTTACCAATTACGTTTCTATGGAAAACGGTGCAATAAATACCCTCTGCGTTGTCCTCATCGACTAAGCGTTGGTAGCAATAAATCACTTCAAACAACTCACTGGCGTCATACGTCGTGGATTTGTAAGTGAAATTGGTGTTGTTGTTATTGTTGTTGATTGGATCGCCTTCTTCGCCGCAATTTTCAATGACATAATCAACCCAACTCTCATCCCAACCCTCTGTTGCAATTTTATTTTTAAGCTGCTGGGCACTCATCAACACGCGCCAGAAGCAATAGGGAACTTTCTGTGGGTCGGTGGTGTAAGACGGAAATAAAACATCTCCATCTGGAGCAATGGCCTGAACCATTGGGCAATCTACGCTGCGCCGAATGATGGGGAACTCTGCGTTGCCAGTCTTACGCAAATCGTTTAGGGCACGTTTGGCTTTCTTGTCGGTCATTCCATTGAATTGACCTTTCAAAAGCTCAACCAGTTGGTCGTCAGATTTTTTCTCCAAGATGGCCTTAACCAAATCGGGACTAACCTGTTGGAGCTGATCTAGTGTGAGCTTCTGTTTGAAGATGCGGTCTTCCTTTTGCCAGCCCACATAGGTAATCATAATGCCACGCTCAAGAAGGTAGTTGGCCCCAAGTTCCATCTGCCGTTTGAACTGAGGAATGTAATTAGCCACCATCCACTTTAGGAACGCACTTGTAACGCGGGCGCGGCCAATGTCGCCAGACTCAACCGGATAGGCGCGAATGTTAGCGCGGTTAAGTGAAGACATGAACATCGCCACATAACGATTGATGCGCTCGTTAATGACATGAGCCTCCTGATCGGATGCACCCTTCCAAGGGAAGGCATCACTTCCGCCCTTGCGTAAGTCTTCGGACTTACCCGACCACAAGTTGCGCCGGTTGTCATAGGCATCAGCACACTGGTCGAAATAAAAATTGAGGTCAGTGGTAGTGCGTTCATACGCATTACGGATAGCCATAACATTTGGCTTATCCTGAACGTAAATAAGTGCTTCTTGATTATCGTTTTCCATTTAGATTTTGTCCAATAGCGCGAATGATGCGGTAGGCTGCACCCTTATCAATTGCTACCTTGTCCGCTAGGACAGCAGCTTCAATTGGTTGGTATTCAGCGTGAAGTGTTCGTTGCAAAATTTCAAAACCCAACAGACGATCAATCTGTTCGTCCTGCCACTTACGGTCCAATGTAATATCAATCTCCAAGCATTTCATGGCGATAGGTAGTTCCACCGGATGAGTCTGTAATTGCGTCAACATTTATTCGTTTGCCCAACAGCTTACCACGGAGTTTGCGAGGGATTGCAACAGGCACCTTACCTTCGTGCCCTTCTAGCTTTGCGTAAACCCATCGTGGATTGCGGGCTTCCATCAACACCGTTGCCCTAATTTTGTTTGGAACAGCAAGCGGAGCCTCAAGCGATAGCTCAATTAACTCTACGGCTTCTTCGGTGAGGTAGGTGTTCTTTCCGTATCCTGAGTAGTGCAACCCCTCCTTTAGTTTTGCAGCTTTAATTTTAAGCAGCTCGTTAACTGTCTTGCCCAGCCTGTCGGCCAGCGTGATGATTTTTACTTTAGCCATTAGTATCCGCTCCTTCGTTTTGGTTGTTGTATTGTCTTATCCATCCAGCGTATGCCGTCAATGCACGCATAGCGGATTACGTCTATCGGGTCTTTCCATGCTTCATCTGTTCCGCCGTCTCCCGTGTATTCCTGAAGGGCAGTGATGATGTTCTGGCAATTTTCTGAAACATAGAAGCGTGGTCGGTTGAGGCTATCCATCTTCGCCTTACGATTGTAGGCCATCTTGCTTTGGATGGCTTGGATGCCGTCCTCAATGTCCAAACCGGGGGCAGGATTGAACGTCAGTCCGTTGTCCGCCAAGTCTTCAATTATAGAACTTGCCCCGTTCTGTGATTGATACTTGGCTGCGCCAAGGCGCGGGTCAATGAGCCTATCTAGTATCTCTTCCTTGTCGTCTGACTCCGACCTGATGATTAGGTCAACGTAGTTTTTAATGCCGTAGCCAAGCCCCTTACTGCCGTCTCCTCCTATCCATTTACCTCCATGCCACTTGGCCCAGTCTCCAACATTAACATCCGGCCACTCACGATAGACGTAGTAGGTTTCGCTTTCATCTACGGCTATCCAGCACATGAACCAGTTCTTGCGCCCAGCCGGGTCTAAGATCATGTAGCGTGTTACGTTATCACGCGGTATCTTGTCATGTGGTATGACATTAACCTCCCGCGAGAACATAGGGAAGCGAGTCGATGCACTCTTGGTTGGAACCCCGTAGGCTCGCGTTAGAATTTCTTCCTCGCCCCTGCCCTGTAAATCCTGAGCAATACGATCATAACCGCCAAACGGATTGTCCTTTGAATGGAAATAAATGATTGCGCTGTTTCCATTTGCAGCGTGCTGAATAAACGGAACCGGTCTGTCATTGAGGAGTTCCGCCGTTTTGGTTTCAACAGTTCTTGCTTTCTCAAGGTAGTCTCTAACCACCTCCGTGTAACCGTCAATCGGAGTGAACGTAACAATGACCTTGGCGTTACGGGTAGCCAATCGAAAACGCAGAGTGCGTAGTAGCTCAGGGCCAATAAGATATTCATCACACCAAGCCCCAATATTGAGCCATACCGGTTCACGACTGCCCAGCTCCGCACCTTCCAGAATAGTATCGTTGTTAAGAAATTGAGCATAGGTTTTGAAGATGATGTGGCTCCTAGTCCCCGGCAGAATTAGACTACTCTTAGAGAATCCGTTCTTCCGCGTGTAGCTAATGTTCTCCTCCGCACTAAGGGTTTTCTTTCTAAGCTCTTCAGGGAGAGCATCGTAAATGGCGCATTGTTGCTGGCGGATAGACACGTCTGCATTCTGCGCGAAGCACATAATCACACTACCCGGATTGTCCATTGCAGCCTTTACCACGGCTGTTGCTGCCCACGTAGTCTTAGACGATCTATTGCCGCCGCTCACAAGTATCTCATTAAAAGACTCTAACAACTCCTCCGCCTTCTTCCAGTGGGGGAGCTTGAACCCATACCTGTAAGGATCACGCACACTATTCTCAATGGCCTGATGGTAGATGTCGTAGAGACTAGCCAGAACTTCCGGCTGCATTTGCGCCATCTCCTCATTGGTTGGTGGCGCGAGAATGGCGTGTTTCCTCCAAATCATATATCAACAGCCTCCTTCTGAAGCGCGGCCCTAGCATCAGCTATAGCCTTCATAGCATCCTCCAAGCTAGGCTTCCCAGCCTTGTGCTCCACGACAACCTTGTTCTCCCCTAGAGCCTGCATACCCTTATCTACGGCTATCCCATAGGAAAGAACCAAATCCCGAATGTTCACCTTAGCCAAAGCATCTGGGTTGTTAGCCAGCATCTCTAGCTTCTGTTTAGCCAACAACCTTAGCCCCTCTGCCATCTCAAACCCATCAGCCGCCAACTGCTTCCTTCTCACCTCAATGGCCACCTCATGCCGCGCCTTCACCTTACTAATCTGATTGAACGAGAATCCCGTAGCCTCAGCTATCTCCTCCCACGTATTCCCCTCTGCTAGTTGCTCCAAGCACAGCATAGCCTTCGTCGGCTCCCGCGCCTCTAGGGTGCGACTATCACTGTCCACTAGGGAGGACAATAGAACGGGGCTGATGTTCTCTAGGCTCATACTTTAGACAAATAGATCATAATCGACTTATACTTGAAACAATCTAGACATAGGCTCATTGCGAGATCAATGCTAATAACGATTGTTTATCCAAGGCAAGCGCAACATCGTTCGTGATACGTTTAACGCGAAATCCACGGATAGCTGATAGGAAGTAGTCTCTACGACTGTCATACGCCATTTGCTCACTATCATCGTGATAGCCGCCATCTACCTCAAGACACAACTTCTTGCGACGCTTAAAGTAGAAATCAACAATGAAATGCTTGTTAGACGTGCAGAAGCCTTTCTGAAAGCAATAGTCTTCACCAATACTATCAAGCAAGTCTTTAACGTAAAGCTCTGCCTTAGTAGCTTTGGCGATAAGCACACCTCGCCTTAAAGCTAACAAGCTTCGGTTGGAAGGACTACTGTTGATATTCATCTTACGCTTGCGTATGGATTGTAACCAGCCCCCAAAATTTCTGTCAAGACATTTGTTCAACTATGTTTCCATGTCTTCTTCAACTATGTTTTCCCGTCTCTCCTTTTAGGAAGGACCATTTACAATATTTTTTTATGGGGGCTTTCTGACCAATTACAATAACCCCACCCCCCCCAAGCCCAAACCCCCTCCCCCCCTCCTATTGAGACTGAGTCTTAGCGTATGGGACAAGGGATGTCTCAGGTATCCGGCGGCAGGACATAGGGTAAGACATAGCTTGTCTCACCTATCACACCAAAACAATGGGTAAGACATAGGATGTCTCAGGCAAATAGCTTATTGAGACTGAATCTCAGCGACCTGGTGAGCGGTTTGCGACCGCGTGAGGGGGTTGGCGTATAGGGGAGGGAATGGATTCGGAGCCAAGATTCGGGCCAGTGATTCGGGCGGAGATTCAGGCAGGCGAGCAGGCTATCCACTGCACCTAGCCGTTGGCTCTCTTCCTTTATGCGGGCTCCCTGCTCTCTGTTTGCTCTGTTCTTACGGTGTGAGGTATTAGGGGCCGCGAGTTGAGTGCCTGAAATGAATTTTAACCCTTTGCCATTGCTTCACTTACGTCTCTCGCTATTCTTTTTTCACAAAAAGACTTGCTATTACTCAAACGCTCGCGCACTCTCTCCACATCGCCAACGCACTCCGCGAAGGCAACACACACACACACACAAATGAGCGACAAAATCAAACCAACGATCGAGGCAACTTGCTTTCTATTCATGCACTCGGAAATCCTGCGGCAACTTTGGTTATCCTCAAATAGGATGGCCCGTGATGGCAAATCGGCTCACGATATTGCCGAATCAATTAGGATTGCCGCAAGCGAGGCAGACACGGCTTATCGTTCCGCCCTTGCTGAATTCAAAGCTTAACATCCCACAAACCAACCCCCTTGCCCTGCCTCCTCATTCGTGAGGGGCGGGGTTAAGGCGTTGAAAGGGGGCACGTTTGCCCTCTCAACTGATAGGAAACACACAAAAAAATGAACACGAACACACAATTAGAAACCGAGCATCAAATTGCCGTTATGGTTAAATGGCACGGCCCTACTAACTATAAGGGAGCGCGAATTTCCCTTACTTTGCCCCGTTGGGATAATAAGCGCGTATTCCTATCTTTTGACCATTCAGCGCGGTCAGCGGTGGATCAGGCGCAGACTTGGCTCAACTTTAAAGGAGCAGAGGCCGCGACTCTGTTTGACCTTGGCAACGCTGAGGGATATATGCTCGGCGTCTCTTGGAAGCACGTCGATAATGTCTTGGCTGCTTTTAACGTCCAAAAGTAACTCTTAACCCATAAAAACACAATGAACACACAAAAACACACACAAGGACCGTGGAAATCAAATTTTCCTCTTATCACAGCACAGGGGAGCATGGCGCTTACAGTTGCCGTAGTTCTATCCCGTGAAGATAGCAACGCACGAACGGATAGTGCCGCAAAAACTAAAGCAGAGGCAATAGCCAACGCGCAATTGATTGCCGCCGCGCCTGAATTGCTACAGGTAGCACGGGATTTCCTTTTGCTTGCGGCTTTACACGATTGGGAAGGGGCCGCAATTGACTTTGCGAAAGCTACGGTAGCCAAAGCGGAGGGCGTGAAATGAAACTTTATTCACAAGGCGCTTTTTTTCGGGTTACTGTTTCAGAAAATGAGATTTCCGATTTCGGGCGGAGTTGGCCGTGTTCCGATTTCAGACACGGAGACCGCGCTTCATTTACGTTTGACCGTAAAAACGGGGATTTGGTAGATTTACAAGTGACGCATAGTCACGCCGGAACCGTCGAACGGGACGGGGCGGACGTTTCGGCGCTTGCGGATGATGCTAAAGCCTACGGCCTGAAACGTCTTTCTAAAGCGGAGGGCGACGCATGACCTCGATACACATCACAGAGGAACAAGCAGCGGTCTTAGATGGCGCGGATCAGCAGCAATCTGAACCGATGGCCCGAAAGCTCATAAAAGACTGCCAAGCGCAAGCCAACGCCACCGGGATGACTTGCGAAATATATCACCCAGAAGGCTACGTTTGGGATGCCCGTGAACCTAGGGAGGAAGAATGATGCAAACACATCAAATTAGGGTCAGCGTAAAACCGACCAAGCGGCGAGCAAAAACTAGGGCCGGGAGGCTGAAAGCATACGAGCTGACGGTGAAGATGAACCAACCTCTCGCTCTCGCCCGACTGGACAGGTATGGGCTATGGGATGCGCGTGCCGCAGGTAAATCATCTGTCGTTGTCTATAGAAAAGGAGAGGAACCCGCATGAAGCGCACCCTAATTTCGCACGATACGGTGCCTGTGTGTATCGTGCATTTTTTGAGCATGAGACGCACTCTGCTTATGCTCTGCATTGCCTGCTCTGCCTTGCCCGTAAGGGCGGGGCTTTGGGAAGCCATCTGCCAAGTTGAAAGCGGGGGAAATGCCCTCGCCGTAGGTGACGGGGGGAAAGCGGCGGGCATTGCTCAGATATGGGCGATAACCGTAAAGGACGTTAATCGAATCGCGGGGACAAATTACACCCTAAATGATAGGTTCGACCCCGAAAAATCTCGCCAAATGTTTCGGCTTTACACTGAACACTATGGCAAGGGCCAATCTGACGAGGTAAAGGCCAAAATTTGGAACGGCGGACCCAACGCCATGAAAGCAACGGGCCAAAAGCAAATCAACTTAAACCGCTACTGGAAAAAGATTCAGGAACACCTAAAAAATGAACAAAAATAAAGAACCAAAAACGGCTTTTGAAGCCTTAATTCTCGCGCTCGTTTTGGGCGTGACCGCACCAACTGAAAAAAAGGCTCAACAATGCCTTGAAATCGCTCAATCCATTGCTCAGGATTTACCCGCTAAAGAGGTGAGCCGAGCTAAAAAAGAGGCCAAAAGGATTCTGGAGGAAACCGCATGACACGCCTTCTTCTCAACGCCGCGCTTTGCCTCTTAAGCATCGGCGCATTGATTCTATGCCTCGCGGTGAGGCTCCTGCGATGACGCCCAGACCCTATCGCTCGCCCAAAGTGCGAATTGTCGGCCTCGTGCAGCCTCGCACCCTCGCGAGCCTTCAAGCATGGCGTAAAGCCTACGGAATCCCTATTGGGGAAAGCCTTGACGCCTTGTTTGACCACGCTATGAGGGGCGAAGGGGCTTTCGTTTTCCGTTTACCAGTAAATGGTAATCCTTTGACTGCTAACTCAGATAAACCTCAATAAATGACACCATTATGACCGCTAACCTCATGGGCCTAGGTTTGGCCCTAATTCTTATTGCTCCGTTCATCCTTTTCTGGATGATCTGGCGCGACGAAGACGACGATCACTGGGACTGAAATAATCAAAATAACACAAATATGGACACAAATAACGAATTCCGCGCCGTAATTGGCACCCGCAAAATCTGCTACCCGTTCCATAACGGCCAACTCTGCGGCATCCTACGCTATTGCCTGCCCTATGGGGTGATCCCCGGCGTGACGATAACCGATAAGGCCGCGCTTAACGAATGGGTAGAAACGGAAATTGAACGCTGCATTCAAGAAGCAGAACAATTTGAAAAGGAGGCGGGAAAACCACTTGACAACTAAAGTGTGATATGATCGTTTCGTTAGGTAGCTGTACAAGAGCCTACGGACATTTCATTTTTCCCGCCTGCCGACGGAGGGAATCTTCAGAAAAGCCCCTTGGTACTTGTACTGCTAAGGGGCTTTTTACTGCCCTGAAAGTAAGACGTACCGTTAAGGGGACGTATAAGCCATGTTGCACCTTACGCCTGAAGCGGCGACACACTCAGCTTTGCTAGGACAGCGCGAAAATCCGTTCCCCAACTTTGAAGATTCGAGGGAGGGCGGTATGGAACTCCCTCTGGAGGATCATTTGGCAGCTAAGCGCATACCGAAGCCCCGATTCTTTTGGGGTAGTGCAAACGGGACTCTTAAACATTGGCCTAAATCCTATGGAATCTTCTCTGACGGATATTTGGCAGCTTATTACCTAGCCGCAAATTTATTGGCGGCGTCAAACGAAACAAAAAACATAACATAACAAATGGAAACACCTAACAAAGAAAGCATTAATACCGATCAAACCGTCTTAATGCCTAAAGAGATAGTCGTTAAGACCAGAATTCGATTGCCTACCCGTAGGGGTTGGGCCGCAATGAAAGTTGCGGACCTTTTCAAGGCTCAGAAGACCTTAGCGGAACTCTGTCGAGACCATGGGGCACCGCTCCACCTAGCAAGACACTATCTCTACCAACATAAAAAATGAACACAGATAAAGAACGACTTGATTTTTGGAATGCCAACTCATTACTGGAAATCGGATATTCGGCTAAACTGGGTGGAGATGGCGCGGGATGGTATTGGCAACTTGGACCCAATCGCCGCTCTGGAATAAAGAACGTCAGAGACGCACTAGACTCAGCCATAGCACAGCTTAAAAAACCAAAGAACATCACATGAGCACAGCAAGTATATGCCTAGACCTAATCTTTCGCCATGCTCCGCGCTTAATGCGCGAAGGTGGGGGATCAATCGAGGAGGATCGTAAGACCAACAAGCTCTCAGCGGCCACCGTTGAAGCCATTTTAAGACGCCGCAAAAGTGGAATGCCGATTAAGCAGATAGGCGCAGAGCTAGGCGTAAGTAGGGCCGCAATTCAGGTGCATTGCCGAAAGCACAACGTAAAACCATGAACATCTCAGAAACTATGGAATCGGTTCGTCATTTGATGGCAAAATACTACCTACGATATGCCAACAACCCCATTGCACAGGGGCGAAGCCGGGAATTTGCCTCACGGCCTAGAATTGATGCCGAAAAAGCCCTAGCCGTTGTGCAAGACTGGCGAAAGGGTTTAAGCCGTAAAGATTTATGTAAGATACACAGCCTTTCATTGCCCTCGGTTGATCGGTTGGTGAAGGCGAACAAGGACAACCACTCACCCACGTTAGAAACTGTCAGCTACAAAATAAAAAAGAAATGAACAAAGAATCCATCTTCATAGGGGCTTGCCTAGCTTGCCCCGAACTCATAGACGACGGCATAGCGCAGGGACTAAGCAACGCGGCGTTCGGCAACGCTCACCGCACCCTCTGGCAGACGTTAGTAGCCTTGAGAAGCAAGGCGCAACTCACCGACTGCAACTCAGTTTACTTGGCCCTAGGGGACAATTGCCCTGCGGATGAGCTGTTTGCGGCGGAAAAAGCGTGCCAAAGCTCAGTCACTGGACGCAAAGCTCTCAAGAGTCTGATATGGGAGGGCCAGCTAGCCACCCTCAAGCCAGCCTTACAGGATGCCATTGCTTGCGTTATACGGGGCGGCAAACCTGAAGAGGTGTCTTCGCTGGTGGAGGGGCTGCAAAACCATCTAAAGCCCACAGAAAGCGAGGCTCCGTCGCTCATTCAGCTCATAGGGGAGGTGAAACTCTGGGCTGAGCAGGAAATTGCGGGCACTAGGGACAACCGAGACCTCGTAACCACCGGCCTACCTAGCTTCGATAAGTTAGCTTCGCCTATGGAAGCGCATGAATATGTGGTTGTCGGAGCGCGGACTTCGATAGGTAAGTCGTCGTTTATGAGCCAAATCGCTTCGCACAACCTCAACCGGGGCTTGCGGGTAGCCTACTTCACCCTTGAAACTTCAGCCGGGGCGGTGGTCAAACAAATCGCGGGACAGCGCAGCAAGATTAACCTGCGGCAGATAAACCAAGAGATGAGCGAGAGGCAGCAGGAATACTTCAAAGCCTTAAGGAGGTTGGGTGAGCAACATCTGAGGGTGTTCGACAAGGATATGAGCGTTGCCCAAATTGAGAGCCGTTGCCGACTGCTCGCGGCCTCTTGGAAACCCCAGCTTGTCATCATCGACTACCTTGGGTTGATTCGCGGCACAGATGGCTCAGCATACGAACGGATGGGTCAGTTGTCGAAGGCTATGATACCACTACGCAAGACCCTCGGCTGTGTGCTCATGGTTGCCGCCCAGTTGAATCGTAGCAACGAAAGAGAAGACCGTGCACCAACTCGTAGCGACTTCCGCGATGCTGGTTCCATCGAGGAAGACGCGCACAGAGTCATTGCACTCCACCGGCCTAGCAAGTCCCACACTGGAAACTTGCAGGAACTAGGGCAATCGACCTACGATTACGAATGCTTACAATTGAAACTTCGCGATGGTCCATTGGCATACAGCCGCATCAAATACTTTGCGCCCCACACATGGTTTTATGAAGAAACAAATTGATCTTTTCGGCAACGAAATAAGCATAGAAAAGGCGACAGAGAAACCAGTTGCAAAAGTTGAAGAAAAAAAGCCAGAAATAGTTCGACAAGAATCCATCAATCGTCCTTTCTCGGTGCTTCGGGTAGATAAAAACACAACGTGGATATTCCACGAAACATAAACAAAATGCAAATCGACCTAAACAATACAAGACTGCTAGGAATCGGCGAGACCGTGCTCCCCACGGACTTCTGCTTTATTGATGGAGACTTCATGATCGTGGATTGCCCTGAAGTGGGCCACATCATCGACGGGGATGAAATGTATGACTACAGGCGCGGCCTCCAAGGTTGCCCCTACGAAGCAATGTGCGCCGAACTCGGCCTCAACACTCAGCAAGCCAAGAACTCTTTTCGTCGAATCTGCGAAGAAATCAAGAACCTAAAAAACAATGAATAAGACACTACAAGAACTAGCTAACACGGCACCGGGAACATTCTTTTCCGGCACCTTCCAAGCAAATGTTTCCGGCTGCAAAGCCGTGAGCACGAAAACCGGAAAGACTTTCTATAAAGCCAACCTGTCGGGGGACGGCGTAGAAGTCTCCGCCACCTCATTCTCCCGCGATCTTTCCCCGCTTGAAGGCAAGCTGGTGAAGTTTGGCGGAATGGGCATCAAGCGCGGGGATGATTTTGGGGGCAAGAGTCAAGTAAGTCTAGGGGATAAGTCAATCATAAGTCCAGTAGGCGAGGCGTTACCGCCCAACCCGTCACCTACCCCGTCACCCAACCCATCGGTCACGGGAATGCCCACACCATATACCCAGAGCCCTCGCATCGAAGGCATCACCGTAGGCATGGCCCTCAACAAAGCCGTGGAGATTGCCATTGCTAACGGCACAATAAACGAAGCCTGCATTTACTATCAGGCGTCTATGCTCATTAGGTTGGCGCAGACACTTCAGAGCGGGAAGTTGGCCCCAGAGGATGTGGTTGAGACCTCAGAAGAAGAGCCTTACTAATTTGTCGCCGGTATCGACGTAAACCAGACCCTCCGAGCCCGACCGTGGGCGTGCGAAAATACGCGGTCATTTAAATAAACATGAACAAAACCGACTATCTAATAACCCACTCTTTAGGCAGACTCTTAGGAGCCTGTGAATTTGCAGGACTTTACGGAAAAGAAATGGGAGTCGAACTACTCCACGAACAGTTGCAAAAACTTGCGGCTTTAAGCAAAGAAATCTCAGCAGAACTAAATAAAAACAAAACACCATGAGCGCAGAATCTGGACATTGGTACACACTCGACGGCAAAGCCTGCCACACGCAGGCCACAAAGAAGGGGGCTAAGAACCCCACCCGTCCCACCAACCTAAAGGACGCACGGGAGCAGAAACTCTTGCCCTCCGTAACAGCCTACACGAAGATGTTGGCAAGCCCCGGCCTAGAACGATGGAAGATGAGCAAGGTGGCGGAAACCTGCTTCGCTATGCCTCCACACCCCGGTGAGGAGATGGGGGAGTATGTCAGGAATATGCTGGAGAAGAGCAAGCAGGATGGCATGGGCGCAGCAGACCTTGGCACCACCATTCACGCGGCCATTGAGGGAAAACTCAAGGGCCAAGAATACTTCGACCATGAGGTGGCCCTGTCCGAGGAGCGTAGCTGTATGCTATCTGAGCTAGTAGAACCAGCCTTCTCTAAACTAGAAAGCTTGGGCATCAAGGTAGTCAAGGCCGAGGTGGTGTTGGTCAATGACAGGGAAGGCTACGCTGGCACTACGGACGTAGTGTTTGAGTCTCACATTGGTAAGGGTATTCTCGACTGGAAGTCCAAGAGGACTAAGCCAGAAGAGCCTATCTTTCCTAGCGAGACCCACCCCATGCAACTCGCGGCCTATTGGATGGCACATTTCTGCGACAGTTTTTTCACGGACGCCATCTGCATGAATGTTTACATCTCCACCACTGAACCGGGGCGGGTTGACGTAGTGAAGTATGACCGAGAAGCGTTAATGGAGTCTTACAAAGACTTCCTGTGTCTCACACGTTTATGGAGACGCCAGAACAACTACGACCCGCGAGTAACGTAAACTTCTTTCTGCCGAAGAAGAAGAAGAGCAAGGGGCTGAAACGAGTAAGCTCCAAGCAATCGGCAAGGAACAAGGAATACACCAAATTAAGGCGCATATTTCTGAAGGAATCGCCCTTCTGCTTTATCTGCAACCAACCAGCCACGGACATCCACCACAAGGAAGGCCGGGGCTCTAAGACCAATCAAACAACGACATGGCTGCAACTCTGCCGCCAATGTCATACTCAAATCCACAACCACCCTAGCTGGGCTAGGGAGCAAGGCTATCTAACATGAAACAGAAAATTGACCAGTTAATCAACCACATGCTCGGGGACTGCGTGCACTCGGAGAACCCCACCGATCTTTACAACGCACTTGTAAGGCTAGAGAAAGGCTCTGTTGCCCTCCTCAACATTGCCCGCATTCACGAGCTGGAACACTACATTCCAGACACCGGCCATGAAGTGTGAACTGATTGGACGCTCGCAGATAGAATGCGAATCCGCCGACCGGGACGTAAAATACACCATTGACCTAGACGAGAATTGTCCAAACGGAGCTTGTAATTGCGCCGACTTTATGACTCGCTGCCAGAAAGAATGGGACCGGACAAAGAAGGTAGTGGAATACGGCAACCCTCAACGAACCAGATGCAAACACATAAACGCAGCAGTTATGTTTCTAGGTAACACAGTGATAGCTAGTTTTAACAAATGAGCACCGATTTTGCTATTTTTCGTAACGTAGCTGGAATTAAAATTACTGAACTTACAGCTCGCGCCGAACGCGCCGAGGCTGAATGTCTTGAGCAGGCCCGATTGCTTGGTATGTCTGGAGAACGTGAAGCCGACCTGTTGGGAAAACTTGGACGCCTTGAAAGCGAACTTGCGGCCATTAAACATGGGCATGGAGAGCTTGGGAAGTATGAACAGCTAAGGCTAAAGAACGCCGAGCTTCAGGCTGAGCTTGCCGCAATGAAAGGCACGCCATGAACCCAACCGAAGAAACCATTCTTGTCTTTGCGTTTCGCTACGCATTGGGAAGAAGGAGCACAGCACCGGGTATTGTGGCGGACTATCTCATCAAACGATGGGCCGACCTTGCCCCACATAGTAGGGCTCAAGTAAAGGAAGAAATTAGAACGGCAATAAACCGGGGCGACGCAGGCCATCCGTGCGACGTTGAGACGTGGAGAGAGGTTTTAGACCAACCATGAAAACACCCCGC